ATCAGCCTCGATTGGAGACGGTGTGGCCTGATGCGGCTGGTTCGTTTGGGGCTGAGGTGGGGGGCTGGGCAAAACAGCATCTTGGCATGGAGTTGATGCCGTGGCAGCAGAGGGTTCTTGACGGTCAGTTGTTGTTTGATGTTGACGGGGATTTTTTGCATCGTATGTCTATGGTCAGCACGGCTCGGCAGAACGGTAAGACGGTTGCGTTGACGGCGTTGGTTGGTTGGTGGTTGACGGAAATGCCTAAGCACCGGGGGCAACCCCAAACCGTGCTGAGTACCGCACACCGTCTTGATTTAGCAGTCATGTTGTACGACAAACTTGCCGATATTCTCGAGTTGCGTTTTGGTGCAAAACTGATGCGGTCGTACGGTCGCAACCAAGTCACTATGCCCGACGGGTCAAAGTGGTTTATCCGTGCAGCCAACTCGAGCGTCGGTCACGGTATGTCGTGCGATCTGATTGTTGCCGACGAGATTTGGGATATTGGCTCGACTGTTATTGACGGCGGTTTGCTACCAGCGCAGCGCGCCCGACGATCACCATTGCTGAGTGCGTGGTCAACGGCAGGCACAGAAGCAAGTACCGCAATGCAGCGTTGGCGCGAGCAGGGGTTGCGATCTATTGACCGTGGCGAACCGTCGTCACTTTATTTTGCTGAGTGGTCGCCGCCGCCTGACGTATCGCCTATGGATAGTCGCGCGTGGGGTTGGGCAAACCCAGCGCTAGGCAAAACATTGACGCTAAAGACAATTGAGGCTGAGAGTGAAAACCCTGATCGTGCCAGTTTCTTACGCGCGTCGTGTAATTTATGGGTTGCTAGCGACAAAAGTTGGATAGCACCCGGCCTGTGGCCTGAGTTGGAGTACACCGACCCAATGCCCGACGGCGGCACAGTCGCAATTGAGACAAGCCTTACCGACGACCGATATTTTGCGACCCGCGCAATTGTGCTTGACGATCGGCGCACCGTCGTCACCGTCGAGTTTGTTTGCGACACGTACGACGAAATGTTGCAACACGTTGAACGCCTAGCAAAAAACACGGCAACCAAATTCGCTATCAGCCCGTCAATCGACATTCATTGGCCATTAGCACTTGAACGCCGACGAGCAGTTGTCGGCTACGGCGAAATACTTAAATTCACGCCACGCATAAAATCGATGATTCACGAAAAATTGTTGTGGCATACAGGCGAACAAATGTTGGCAGAACACGTGCAACGCGCCGTCGCAGTACGATCACAAAACAGCATTGCGTTATCGTCGCAACGCTCACCCGGGCCAATCGAGTTGGCGCGATGTTTGGTTTGGTCAGCGGCGCTAGCCAGCCGACCCACAGCAACAGGTAAACCAATGATTGTTGTTGCTGGTGGCTAGTATCTTGACGGGCGGCCGTCAAATGCCTTACTTTCTCGGTTGATGTTTGGCGGTCGCCTATACACAACGCACAAATAGTTTGGTGGCATACTTAGCGCATGGGCATTTTTAACCGCACCGTCAACAAAGCCGCAATCTCACCGCAACCAACCAAAGCGGCCGCTGCAGGTAGCACAAGTTATTACACCAACAGCGTCAACAACGGCGGCGCACAAATGATCGGTCAATACTATTCGTATATTGAAGGCCCTGCACGTAACCGTGCAATGAGCGTGCCGACAATCAGTCGAGCGCGCGATCTCATGGCCAGCGTTATCGGTTGCATGAATTTAAAAATGTATAACGAGATGTGGAACGGCGAGGAAATGGAAAAAATGCCGTTGGCGCCGCGCACTTGGTTGCGACGCATTGACCCGACGTTGCCAAACAATTTTATTTTGTCGTGGACATTTGACGATTTATTTTTTTTCGGCAGGTCGTTTTGGTATATAACTTCGCGCACCGCCGACGGCTACCCAGCGTCATTCACTCGACTACCAGCCGCAATGATACAAACACTCGATCAGTCAGGCCCAGTTTGGTTTGCGCCATCAAAACAAATAATTTTTCAAGGCGGCGAACTAAACCCTGACGATGTCGTGCAATTTTTGTCGCCGATACAAGGCATCATTTATATGAGCGAACAGTCAGTTGCGACAGCGTTAAAGCTTGAAGCGGCGCGCTACCGCAATTCGTCGTCGGCTATACCGGCTGGCATTTTGCGTCAAACTGGCGGCGAACCATTAAGCGCACAAGAATTAGCCGACCTAGCAGCCGCATTCAACGCGGCGCGTGAAACTAATCAGACGGCCGCACTTAACGAGTACGTGTCGTACACCGAAACACAAACTAGCCCTGACAAAATGTTGCTGATTGACAGCGCCGAATTTCAGGCAATGGAAATGGCTCGACTTTGCAACATACCGCCATATTTGGCTGGCATTAGCGTCGGGTCGTATTCGTACCAGTCAAGCGCCGAAAGCCGCATGGATTTGTGGACATTTGGCGTACGCGCCTACGCCGATTGCATTGCTGGCACACTCAGCCAAAACAATATTCTGCCTAACGGCACATACGTCGAATTTGACGTAGAACAATATCTAACCGGCGAATATTCAATGGGCGAAGAACGAGAAACACAAACTGAAATTACAGAAAGAGTAGAGTTACCGTCATGATCAGATTGACCCCTTCACAGATCACGGTTGACGCGGCGGCGGCTGACGATAAGCCGTCGCGCTCAATCTCAGGCGTGGCCGTCACATACGACGAAACAGCGACCGTTAGCGACGGTACAAAAGTACGGTTTTTGCAAGGGTCGTTGCCAGTCACGGGGCGCGACCCGAAACTTTATATGCAACACGACAGCAACCAGATCGTCGGCAAAGTCGTTGAGCGCGTAGACACACCCCAGGGCATGATGTTCACCGCCAAAATCAGCGCCACTCGACTAGGCGACGAGGCATTGACGTTGGCTAATGACGGCGTAATTGACGCAGTATCGGTAGGCGTAACACCCACAAAATTTAGTTACGACGAACAGGGCGTAATGGTTGTCGAGGCCGCTAACTGGTCAGAACTATCGCTGGTCAGCGAGGGCGCGTTTAGCGGTGCGATCATCACCGACGTTGCGGCCAGCGCACCCGACGAACCAGCCGTTGAGGGTATCCACGAAACCGAGCCACAAGTAGAGTTAATATCAGAACAAGACACAACAAAGGAAACAGACATGAGCGAAAAAATTGAAACCCCAGTAGTCGAAGCAGCGCAAGCAACTGTCGACAAACTTTGGGCGCAACCAAAACAAGAATTCAAAATGCCGTCAGCAGGCGAATACCTTGCTGCAATGCACATTGGCGGCGACACGTTCGCAAAAGTTAATCAAGCATTTCAGTCGGCTAACCGCAAAAACCAAAGCGCATTGCAAGCAGCCGCAGGTGACGTACTAACAACCGACACACCCGGTCTGTTGCCAGTACCAGTACTCGGGCCACTATTTCAAGATCTAAATTTTGTGCGACCAGTTGTATCAGCGTTGGGCGCTCGTTCAATGCCGAACACACCAAGCAAAACATTTATTCGACCAACAATCACCACGCACACAAGCGCAGCAACACAAACCGAAGGTGCAGCCGCGTCAGCAACAACAATGGTGATCGCTTCTAACGTCGTCACAAAAACAACTGTTGCAGGTCAGGTCACTTTGTCGGTACAAGACATGGACTTTACAGACCCAGCCGCAATGAACTTGATTTTGAATGACCTTGCAGGCGAATACTTGATCGCTACTGACAACATTGCAGCCGACAACATGGTTGCAGGCAAAACAGCATCAGGCTCGACATGGACAGTAACCGCAGGCGACCCAACATCGTTGGTGAACTCGTTGTTTGACGCAGCGCGCGAAATCGCTGAGGACAGCAACTATTTCCCGACACACTTGTTTGTGTCACCTGACGTTTGGGAAAAACTTGGATCACAACTTGACTCGAGCAAGCGACCATTGTTCCCAGCCGTAAACGGACAAAACTTTGTTCAGCAAAACGGTCTTGGCACAGCGTCAGGCGCATTGAACTACAACTCAATGAACCCACTCGGTTTGCAACTTGTTGTTGACAACAACTTTGCAGCAAGCACCATGCTTGTCGTTTACGCACCGGGCTTTGAGGTTTACGAGCAACAGAAAGGCATTTTGTCGGTTGAAGTACCGTCGACACTCAGCCGCACGTTCTCGTACTACGGCTACTTTGCGACATTTGTTGCCAAGTCGTCGTTCATTCAGTCAATCGCAATCGCCTAGTCGAAAGGCGGCCTAACCGCCTATGGCAACCTATAACACGGCCAGCAAGCAACTGCTGGACAACTATGCCGTCGTATCCACGCTCGAGCCAACCAGTATTGCGGTTGGTGACAGCGTGGTTATCGGCTCGTTAGGCGCACCGTTTAACGGCACGTTCACCGTGTTGGCTTGCCCACAATATTTATACACGGGCATAGACGCACAAACAGGCGAATGGCTATACAACGAAAACGTACAAGTACCAAACCAAGTTTTGTTTGCTTGCACAGGTAGCGACGTCGAATTTGTTGCGATCTACACCGGCACAGTTTCGTTTACGCCAACGTGTACGTGGATAACGGCCGCAAACCTAATCACCTATTTGGGTGTGTCGATTACTAACCCGTCAGATGATTACACGTTGATTACGCAGTCGGTTAGCGCGGCTAACCAGTTTTGCAGTCGTCGACGTGCAGAAGCTGGCTATTACGACGATTTAAGCACAAGCCCAAGCGGTGACGTAACGCTAGGTACGTTGATGTATGGCGCGGCGTTGTGGCGTTCGCGTGGTTCGCTTGAAAACGTGTTTGCGTCGTTTGACAACATGGGTACAGCACCACAGCAGTCGTTGACACCGATTGTTAAACAGTTGTTAGGTATTGACCGACCTGCGGTGGCATAGTGCCTGCACCGTACAACGATCTATTTAACGAGGCGCTAGACGATCTCAGCGCCACGCTGACAGCCGTAACAGGCTTACGGGTAGTAAACGACCCGAC